TTCAAATTGCTCAAATAATTATGGACCAAATCAACATAATGAAAAGTTTATACCAGTTGTTATTAACTCTATATTAAATAATAAAAAGATACCAGTTTATGGTAATGGAAAAAATATAAGAGATTGGATTTTTGTTGAGGATCATTGTGAAGCACTATGGTTTGTATTAAATAATGGCAAAATTGGAGAAACTTATAATGTAGGTGGAAATTGCGAAAAAACAAACTTAGATATTATTAATGATATTTGTCTAGTATTAAATGTTAATCCTAAAGATTATATATCTTTTGTAGAAGATCGTAAAGGACATGATTTTAGATATGCTATAGATAATACCAAAATAAGTAATGAATTAAATTGGTATCCTAAGACTTCTTTTAACGAAGGATTAAAACAAACTGTTGAATTTTATAAAAATAAAGTATAATATATATTATGAGTCAAAATTTTCAAGAAACTTATCATGGAAAGAAAATAGATACAGCAAATATTTTAAATATTGAGGACGCAAGCAAATTAATCAATGGAAGAAAAACCGTAGTAATTACTGGCGTTACTGGTCAAGATGGTAGTCATATGGTTGATTTTCTACTCAAGAATACAGATTATCTTATTTTTGGTGGAGTTAGAAGATTAAGTGTTTATAATCATGAAAACATTAAGCATATTCATTCTGATAGATTTCATTTAATTAATTTTGATTTAACTGATCCTCATGCAATAGCTAGAACTGTAGAAAAAATACAGCCAGATTATTTTATTAATTTTGCTGCACAAAGTTTTGTAGCAAGTAGTTGGGATTTTGCAAGACAAACTTGGGCAGCTAACTCTACTAGTGTTTTAGATATTTTAGAAGCTATTAGACTTTATAAGCCCTCTTGCCGTTTATATCAAGCTGGCTCAAGTGAAGAATTTGGAAATATTATTTATGCTCCACAAGATGAAAAACATCCATTAAGGCCAAGAAGCCCATATGGAGCAAGCAAAGCTGCTTCAAGACAACTTATTAAAGTTTATAGAGATTCTTACAATCTTTACGCAATTCAAGGTTGGCTATTCAATCACGAAGGAACAAGAAGAGGAGAAGAATTTGTAACTAGAAAAATTACTAAAAATGTAGCCAGAATCTATAATTCAATTAAAAATAAAGAAAAGTTTATTCCACTTGAACTAGGTAATATGAACGCTAAAAGAGACTGGAGTGATTCTGAAGATTTTATTGAAGGCGTATGGATGATGCTTAATCAAGATGTTTACAATAAAAACTATGATGGAATACCTCAAGAATATGTATTCTCTTCAAATGAAACTCATACAATTAAAGAATTTGTAGAAAAAGCATTTAATATTGCAGGAATTAATGGAAAATGGGTTGGAGAAAATGAACACATTATGTATGTTTCTAATGATGATCAAGTATTAGTTCAAGTAAATCCTAAATTTTATAGACCTGCAGAGGTAGAACTTTTATTGGGAGATTCAAGTCTTGCTAGAAAAGATCTCGGATGGCATCCAAAAATTTCATTTGACAAGCTGGTTGAAAAAATGGTAAGATGGGATATTGAAAACTATAAACCATAAACTTTGTCAATTAGTAGTTAAAAAATTTGTTAAAGGAAATATTAATTGGCCAAGAGAGATTAAAATCGCTCAAAGATTAGTTAAAAGATTTAATTCTTTTGATTTTTGGGATAATCTTAAAGAGCTAGGAAGTCCACCTCCTTCACTAGCTTGGTTTCTTAAACCAGAGGGTAAGGCTTTTATATTAAAAGAATATGAAAGTTTTAATTTAAATTTAAATAAGGAGAAGGTAGAATTAGAGGAAAATAAAGTGAATGAAGATAAAAACATTTGCAAAAAACCTAAAACTCTGCTAGAATTTATAAGATATGGGAAGAAAACCTAAAGAAGAAGTTGTTGAATCATCTGGACCAAGCGCGTCAGATAGATTATTATCATTTTTAAAAGACAATAAAGAAGATCATTATAATTTTGAAGATGAGGTTTATTATAAAGTTTCTACTGGTAGCTTGAATCTAGATATTGCTACTAGCGGTGGTCTTTGCCCCGGACTTCATAGATTTATCGGAATGAATGAAGGCGGAAAAACCTCAGAGGCACTTGAAGTAACAAAGAACTTTCTTAAAACAGTAGAAAACTCTAGGGCTTTACTCTTCAAAGCGGAAGGAAGATTGAGTAAAGAAATCAAAGAAAGATCTGGAATTAAATTCGTAACAGATCCCAAAGAATGGGTGGATGGAACTTGTTTTGTATTTGAATGTAATATTTTTGAAACAGTTTCAGAATTGATGAAAGATCTTATTCAATCTAATGATGAGAATAAAAGATATATATTCATCCTTGACTCAGTTGACGGATTGATGACTAAAGGTGACTCTCAAAAGAGCATGACAGAAGCAACAAAAGTTGCAGGAGGAGCAGTTATTTCTTCAATGTTAATGAAGAAGATTTCTCTTGCTCTTTCTAAGCGCGGTCATATGGCTATTTTTATTAGCCAAGTCAGATCTGATATCAAGCTTGATCCTTATGCCGCAAATAAAGACATTCGCCAAACGACTGCTACTGGCGGAAATGCATTGTTGCATTTTGCTAATTGGATTCTTGAATTTGAACCAAAGTTTAACAAAGATCTAATTTTAGAAAAGCCAAATGAAAAATACGACGTAATTAAGAATAAAATCATTGGCCATAATGTAAAAATTATAATTAAAAAGTCTACGAATGAATCTACAAACTCTAAAGTTCAGTATCCAATCAAATATGGTCGTAAAGATGGATCTTCTGTTTGGAGAGAATATGAAGTCATTGATCAAATTCTTTCTTGGGAATTTGCTACTGCAAAAGGAGCATGGGTCACCTTCTCAGACGAGATTATTGAAGAACTTAAAAATGCTAATTTAGAATTAAAGAAACAGCACCAAGGCATTGATAATCTAAGAACTTACCTAGAAGAAAATAAACCAATCGTAGATTATTTCTATAATAAATTCATTAAAACTCTTGCGTCATGAGATTATTAAATATTAACGGCAAACTCGTTAATAAGAACGTAAGAAATTATCTTGTAGATTGGGACGGAAAATGCAGAAGCAAACTGCAATTTAAATTCAAACAATTCTTTTATCCTTATTGGAAAAATCATATTGTATATGAGGAGTTTCCAGTTTATGGGACAATGCTTAAAGTTGATATATTAAATGCAACAAAAAAGATAGCAATTGAGATACAAGGCGATCAACATGAGAGCTTCAATAAGTTCTTTCATGATAATTCTAGATTAAAATACCTTCAAAGTATAAAAAGAGATGTTAAAAAAGAAAAATGGATTGAAATGAATGAATTTAAATTCCTAGAATTATACGAGAGTGATCTAAAAAATTTATCACCACAATATATAGAAGAAAAGTGTGGAATTTTGATTATTTAAGTGTAAAAACAGCTAGTGACAAATAAGAAAAAATTCAATTTTCCAGAATCCCTTTTAAAACAAATTGATGAATGCAGTTTTGGTGGATATATAATGTTTAATTTTTCAAGTAAAGGTGAACCTCAAGTATACACAAAATTCGATAATCAAATAAATGCTATGGCACTTTTATATTACGTTAATACTTGGAGTCAAAGCGTAGACCAATTGAATCTAGAAGCAACAACAGATCAAATAGCAAAGAAAAACCTAGAAGAAGACGATTTTGATGATTCAGAAGAAGATAGAGATTAAAAACACTTGACTTTTAATTTTTAGTTTGGTATCATATAAAGCTGGATGATATACTCTTTACAAGTAGAAAGACACGTACTAAGCGGTTTATTAAGGCATCAAGACCTATTTGCGGATATTGATGTGTTTTTAACTGAAAATGATTTTTATAATGATGTTCATTCATCAATATATACTGTATTTAAAAATATTAAACATAAGGGCGAAAATGTAGATAAAGTCCTATTGGCAGAAAAGATCAAGAATCTCGGTATCACATTTAAAGACGAGATTAATATATTTGATTATATTGACAATTTAAGCTTCTCTCAGATTACAGAAGAAGCTACAATGACTGCTTGTAAAGA